CAAAAGGCGACCCAAAGTCGCTCCCCCCAGGACCGAAGTCCTAACCCCGGCTAATGTGCCGGGACCCAGCGGCGTTTTAGTGTGACTGCGCCGCGCAGTACAGATCGCTCAAGATGTTTTTCATCGACAGACATGGGATAAGCTTGCCCGTGCTGACGAAGAAGAAACTCAGGAGGGTCTGCCTGCTCATCAAGAGACGGGTTACGCCTCTGAAGAGCCAACAAACTCTTCTGAAGAGCCGGATATCCGTCTATCTGGTCACTGCGATAGACGGGGCTCGGAACTAAACCGCGTTTCTCAAAGCGGTGAAGTTCACCGTTCCATCTTCCGATGGAACGAAAGCCCATAACTGATACCCTACCAAGAATCGAACTTGTTTCAGATACATAGGGGAGTTCCCCTATTATACTCTCACATGTGCTATACATGAGAGTGGCCGTCCGCCAGTAACCCTTCTTATAGAAGAGATTAGCTGTGGCAACCCAAGAAACAAGTTCAGAAACTTGCTGCTTGTTCTTAGGACGCACCTTACGTACGTACACTGGTGTTACCAGGTACCCCGCATATGCGTCAACGCCGCAAGACTCTCGAAACCTCCCGGTAACGAAAGACTTACGCGTGTTAACCTTACAGTTGTACTTCTGTAGGTATTCAAGAACAACGTCCGCATCGCGTCTGGGGACGATAATATCGTCACCATACACGAAAATCCTTTTGCTCACCCTTTTAACGGAAGCAAAAGTTAAGGGAAGATTATACTTCCTCAGTCGAGCCGCTACACAAATAGTGTAGAAGTACATCGACTCAACTGGGAAGCACAGAGCACTCCCCATCGACGCAAACTTCGCAAGAGGGATTACATCTCCTGTTGGAAGTTCAGCGTTCCTAGATCGACATGCATCAATGAAATCCCTTAATCGGGGATTTCCATTGAACATCCTGAGAGCAATATCGCGCAAAACGCGATCACTTGCATCAGAAAGATCTATGGTCGCATATAGACCTGTCTTAGAGGACATCAACGCCAGCTTCTGGTTCACAGACTGATCACGAAAATTTACGTGACCAGACGTAACACCAGCGGACTCAATACGCTCATATAGAGCATACTGAGCCGCCTGTTGCACGTACTGCGTACAAACAGGCTCTATAGCGATGATGCGTGGAGACTTCAAAGTTTTCGGGACAAGAGTAACCCTAACAGGTTGCTCTGCGTCCTCTGGTACAAACGCAACCTTATCGAAGTCCTCACTACCCACAGTGCTAAAGGAATATGCACTGTTAAGAAAAGGTAAGTGGGGTTCGATGCGTTCATGCCAAACACGCCAAACATACTTCTGGTTTCCAGAAATACGCTCGGCAGTGGCTCCGGGACCATGTCGTGGAATAAACAACTCAGGGCGTAAATCACCCAGAGTATTATCCCACAACAACGTAGAGACTCGGTCAAATAGATCGATGTCCTCTCGCGGAGCAGAAAACGAATGAAGCTCTTGCTCAACAGCAATGAAGCTTTCGATGGCTGCCAACTCCCTTTCGGGAGTACAGTCAAGTTCCACCTTTTTGTAGAGTAGACAGATTTGTCTGACTGACTCGACAAGGGTGGGGGTATCGGAACTTTCATTGAGAATCCTCCCCGTCTCACGGTCAAAGAGAAGACCGAGCATACCTTGCAAAAAGGCAGGGATTGCTCCCCGCTTTCGTCGGGTTCCCACACGTGGGAATCCGGCAAAGTAGGTTGGGTCAATAAATCCGAACTGTAAGCTTCTTTCGAAGTCATTACAAAAATTCGGAAGGGTAATCGTCAAAAACGACAAGCCCTCGCTCTTGACCCGTGATATGATGGTTTTCATATCACGTAAATCAGAGACATCCGCGGAACACTTGATGCAGGCGTCAAGATAGACAGCGTGCATCAGCTCTAGGTAATCACTTGCGTCGCTTTTCAAGACTCCTCCTTATGGGGTAGTCATTCGAAGCACGCCACTCAGCCCACTTGCGTGGACTCTCAGTTACTACCAAGGTGAGAGAAGGGGGACAAACTCCGCGGGCTTGTCAAAAGCCCTACGACTGTTTGCCGTAAAGCTTCTCTACCATTGTGGCCGATAGGAAAGTTTGAAGTCCTACCGTCAGTTCCTTGACGTCATCCACGTCGAACCCAAAAGCGGGTCGGTCGTAGCTGTGCGTCTCGGTCAGTGTGTCGTAATCACTGGTACTATCCAGTGGATTAGTCACCACTGCTTTCTTCTCCACCCGAACAGATGTCCGGATACGGTTAGCTTTCGTTATCTGTTGAGAAACAGATAACCTAACTAACCCGTCCGCGTCTTCGTAGACAGAGGTAAGACCTTTTGTGAGGTCTCCCTGAGATTCTACGCGAGCGAGGGAGAAAGTACTGGTGCCAATTGTAAATGAGAGTGGATCGCTGAGTGCCATGTTTGACTCCTTTGAGCTATCGGCATTAAAATCAGGAGTTCTGCACGTTTGCCACGCGTACAGTGGTAGACTATCCTGATCGGTAGACTCATGGAGCTAACCTGGATAAACCAAGAGCTCCAAGAATCGCGATCTGCGTCCCGGACAAACCGGAAGGCGCAGTGGAAAAGTTGAAAGGACTCATACTTTTATTTCGCCTTTTCACCTCCATGCTCCTGAACCATTCAGGAGATGCAGAAGCACCTTGGTGATCGGCGAAATGAGCCTTAAACCGCAACCTATCATGAGCGTTGCGCATAAGGTAAAAGTGGTCGGAGACGATCTGATCTGTAGCCATATCTTCGACGCGCTGAACATAGTCAGCGCCATTAACGAAGAAGTCTACAAGGAACGTCCACGGCATGACACGATACAACGTAGTCGGACTAATGTTAGCCCCAAAGAGGTCTAACATTTGTCGTACGGTTCTCAATGAAGGAACCATCTCCGTTGAATCGTCAAACTCAGGTAAGTATCTCATAAACGCACCGGTATACCATTGTCTCACGAGAGTTTCTCTCGTGATACGCATGGAACCGTGCGATATGAGATCGGCCCCTAACGAGGGGACACAGAACGTTTGGGCTCCCGAAATCGAGAACACCTCATGTTCACTTATCTGATCGGATTCGGTAAACCGCCTTTTCACCCACTGACCGTTCGTATCTTTGGTCTGTTGAACGTACTTGTCAAAATTGACGGCTACGTCACAGGCCCGAACGACATCTTGGACGAAAGGGACCCACCCAAAGGTGTGATTGAGAAAGTGATCAGAGACCGCCTTAGGACCCATCACATGTTTGGCATTGCCAAATGCGCGATTTGCCCTACCAAGCGCTCCGATACCAACAGCATCCTGCCCGCCAAAAGACCTATATAGGTCATGAAATCCTTTGGCGGTAGTACGCAGCATGCCTGGCGCGTCCTTAAGCTCATAAAGAGCTTGAGCGACACCAGCTCTCTCAACCTTCGGCCTAAGCCTAGCATAGGCCCGGTTTCCGTAGCTAGTAAGGTCACCTCCAGTAATCGCTCGAGGAGTAATTTGATCATAGAGAAGCATCTCTGCATCTCCAAGATCATTAAACCCGAACGTATTTGGCTTGAACTGACCCGAGTAGTAAGCTCGGCCTCTCCAGGTAGTAGCGTCAAAAAACGCACCTAACCGAGGAGTAGTATAGTCAAATGACTCAAGCCGCTTTGCAGCACTGGGAGTGAATGGAGCATTGAACTTGAAGTTGAGCCAATTACCACCCTCAATATAGGGTGGCCCAGGATGTGTACCCGAGTGGTCAAATTCCCACTGGGTCATATTCCCGGCATAGCTGGAATCCATAAGGGGTCCCTCCTGTATTATGGGAGGAACTCCTGGGCCAGGATGTAAATAATACAACCCGCCTGTTCCCAACTTAATGGGATATGGAACCATCTGATAGCGCTCACGCGTCTTGTCCATATGCTTCCTTTCTAGCATCTGTCATTGAGTTAATTCAACTGATTCGAAACATCCCCGCGGACGTCTCGGAGC